CGCGTGGAGGTGGCGCTTGTGTCGGTGGACATTCCCGACCGGGAGCCGGTGAGCCGGATCCGGCTGGATCTGAAAAACGAAACCGCAGAGCGTTTGAAAGAAAACCCGGAGTTTGCCGCCCTGGTATCTTCCGACCCCATCACGGCAGCCATTGAGCGGTACAACGCCGCCGCAGAGGGTGTGCGCCGGATCTATGAAGAGTACAACGGAATCAAGTCGTTGTTTTCCTCTGCCGGCGCTGGTAAGAAAGAAAACCCTGTGATGGCTTTCACGAAATCTTATAACGACGCTATCCGGGAACTGCGCGGGATGTACTGGAAACAGCTGTTTGAAATGCCGCAGCTGTTCGATGCGATGACCTACGAAATGCAGCAGGATTACCAGAAGCGAATCAAAGAGCTTGAAGGCTACGACTTCAGCGCGTACAACATTCTGACCGTCCGGGAAGAAATTTCACGAAATCTTCTTTCCAGCATCGACCACGAAATTATAAAGCTGTTCGACGACTGGACGAACCTGCATTATAACGACGAGTACAGCAAGAACGTGCATTATTACAACGGCTGGTGCACGAACTCCGCGTACAAGATCAACCGCAAGGTGATTTTCCGCTGCAACGCCTTTGATACATACGATGGGCGTTTCTGCCCCCGGTACAACGCAACAGGCCATGTTGCCCAGATCGAGCGGGTGCTGCACTTCCTGGACACGAACGGCAAGCCCTACAATGGGGACGAACTCCGCGCCGTCCTGGATGCCGCTGAAAAGAGCGGCCAGACCCAGAAGATCCAGCTGCACTATTTCACCGCCACGTTTTACAAGAAAGGCACCTGCCACATCGAGTTTACGAACACGGACGTTTTGAAGTCCTTCAACCTCTACGCCGGACAGCGCAAAGGCTGGCTGCCGCCCACCTACGGCAAAAAGAGCTATCACGATATGGCCGCCGCAGACCGCCGGGTGGTTGACAGCTACGAGGGAGAGGCCAGCTACACCGACACCCTCACCCGGCACCTGATCCCCACGCAGAGCACGTTTTTACAGCTGAACGCTTAACACGAAACCGGATATTTTGGCAGGGCTGCACCGGACAAAGCAACCCCGCCCCATCTTCCCGGCATTTACGTCGGGAACATCACGAAACAGAAAGGAGGTATTTTCATGGTTCGATGTTGGATATACTCCGCTGGGCCGGATCAATGCCAATGCTACAACGTGGATGACGAAAACTTGGCCGATCTGGCAGCACAGGCGCAATTCCTAGAGGACTTCCGTGCCCAGCGTGCAGCAAACCCGGCTTTATACCGGCAACTGCTCAATATGCTGGTGCCCGCCGCCGATGCCATTCCCATGCGCAACTATACCGGGCTGCCGTTCTGACAGCCAGCCCCGGCAGCCCGCCGGGGTTATTCTTGCATCCCGTCACGAAATCTTGTTCTAATTTATTGCTTTTATTTGCGTTTTGCTCTATCATGACAGTAACGAAACACGAAAAGGAGGTTTCCCGTTATGACTATGATTCCCGCCTTCGGCCCCTGGACAGAGCATCCCGCAGACACTGACGAAGAAAAGCGCCTTGCCAGCGCCCAGCAGAGCAAGACCAGCCCGCTTTCTGTGGACAAGGAACACGAAACCGGGGTTTTCTATGGATCCGGCAAAGAGCCGTACCAGACCAGCCTTGCAAGCTGCACCTGCAACGATTTTGTAAAGCGCAAAAAGCCCTGCAAGCACATTTTCCGGCTGGCTATGGAGCTTGGTATCATTGCTGCGGCCTATAAGACGGGCCGCAGCACCGGCGAACGAAACGAGGCGCAGATCAGCTTTGCAGACAGTGTTGCTCTGGTGGAGCAGCTTTCCGACGCGGCGCAGAACGCAATCAAAGATATGCTGTATTACACCAGTGAGCGCATCGACGACCGCCAGAAGCCTGTAACCTGTCACGATCTGGATCTCGTGCCGGAGCTGCGCACGTCGCCCCTGCTGCACGAAAATCCGTACCCGCTGGAAGAAGTGCTGAACGATCTGCCAAAGCCCTTTGTTGTACAGCTGCTGGATCTGGTGCACCGGGAAGGCAAGCCGAAACGAAATGCAGCCAAAACCGTAATGGCTGCATGGCTGGCGCAGAACGCACCCATGCTGGCAAAAGAGATGCCGCCTTGTGCATCCTTCTCTTTCGTGGAGGTATTCGACAAAGCCCAGCGCGACGTTTACAAGTACCTGCACCGCAAGTACGACACGGAAACGGACTGGTACACCGGCGCAGAGTATCCCGCCGGGGCTGTTCCTGCGGCAGACGGTTCTGCTTACTACTTCCCAGAGGACAGAGTTACCGATGCCCTCACGAAACGCGGTTTCAATCGCTGCCTGAATGGTTACATCCCGGAGTAAAGAATCTTACTTCACGAAATCTTACTTTTTGACCACGAAATTTGCAATTTATCTGCAAAAATCCGGTCTTAGCCACGAAAAGCAGCTTTTTAACCACGAAATTCACTTTTTTGTGATTGAATTGAACTTTTTCGTTATCAAAACTTCAACTCATTCACTAAAACGGCACGAAATGGAGCATATTCATGGACGAAATTGAATTTTTTGCCCCGTGGCGTTTGGTCGCTGCTTTTGCGGACGGCTCCCGCCTGCTGTTCGATGGCCTGACGGAAGAACAGGCCAGAGACGCAATGGAAGCCGCCCAGGAAGAGCACGGCGACATTGGTTACTGGAACCGGGTCACGGATCAGAACTATGAGGACGGCAGGTATTACAAGACCGTCCCGCCACCGCCCTGCATCAACATCGTGGACTACGACGGCTACACTGGGCCGCTGGACGAAAACGGTCTGCCGGTAGGTCTGGCTGAACAGATTGCCCAGGCCAACACAGAGGAAGGTCGTGATCCCAACGAGGCGCAGATCATCATCAAGCGCAACGCTCCGCCGGATGACCAGCCGCCACACGAAAAGTAAATCACGAAATTCAAAAAGCCCGCCGGGTCGATGACCTGACGGGCTTATGGTGTTGAAAGGATGGTTTGTATGAAGTTAAACATGGATTGCGTCCGCGCCGTTATGCTTTGCGCAGAAGAGTACACAGACTATAACCACTATTGCTATTTCATTTCTTACCAGAAAAACAATGTGAACGACTTCCTGCTGGATGACCCGGAAACACCGCCAGCCTACCAGCTTGAACTTGAAAAGACCTACGACAACGACGATCTCTTTTACGCCGTTGAGTATTGCGTCAAATCCGGGTTTGTTGAAACGCTTTTCTCGAAAGACACTTATCGCATTCCCATTTCCCGCATTACGCCTGATGGGCATAGATTTCTTGAAAACATTCGGTCTGATACGAACTGGGAAAAGGTCAAAAGCGTTGCCAAAAAGGCCGGCTCTTTCAGCGCAGATGTGATAATCGAGATTGCAAAGAACGTAGCTGTGGAAGCGGCCAAACATTTTTTAACCAACACCTGACGAGCCTTCCTACCTCTGCATTTTCCAATTCGGTTTGGATTGCCGCTTCGTTGTACCAGATCTGCTTTTCTTTGATTCCAGTTTTCACGATTTCTTTTGCGATGGTTCTAACGGCATATTCTCGCGGGCTTATCATGCCGCTGTCAATCTCAATTTTGATCTTCACTTTGTCCTCCTTCGCGTAAATCCGGTTCAGCTGCCCGCCTTTCAGATTGGCAGTCCAGTAGCGGCTCTCCTGAATCCGAGAATATCGGTTTTGCTCTAATTTGACGTATCATAGCTTCGCACAGATCCTTTACCTCTTCTTCCGATTCCAGGACTATTTTGCCATCATTTCCTCCAAAGACTTCAATTCCGCCCTCTCTCCGTGGAATCACAGACCAGCGCAGATCAAACAGCACATCCTCGTTCCCCGGAAATTCTCTGCCCGGAAGGTCAAACATTGCTATTCCGCCAGACGGTTCAATAATTTTATCATCGGTCAGTTCAATTTTGATTCCCATTTTTCAAGGCCTCCGTAACCCTCAGCACATCTTTTGCGAAACGCAGCATTTTCGCAAGATCTTCTGCGTTCTTGAAACGGACTACGTTTCCTGCGTTTGAAATCAGTTCAACGCCACCATCCGGTGCCATCCTCACGAACCGGCACAGTTCGCCCTCTTCCCGTGCGGCCTGCTGCTCTTTGGTTTCTTCGATAAAGCAGGTTCTGAGCGCGTTCTCTGCGTCACAGTATACGCTCCTGTCACTCCGCACCAGCCTATACATCCTTCCGGGCAGCACCCGAACCTTGTTTTTATGCTTCTTTCCCATAACTTTGTCCTCCTTTGCACGAAACCCGGTAGGCCAACTGCCCGCCGGGTTATTTCTATGCCTGTTTTCAGATTTTTGGGGTAGTCGTGTTTGTTTTTCTACGACCATCGGACACGATTTTGCGGAAGCGCCTGCACATGAAGTTCCGCAGGCAGCCTTGCCTATAAGAGAATGTCACCCTCCGCCCAGGCATCCGCTCGGCGCTGTCCCTCGCGCGTGTTTAACGCACGCGATAATAAAGCGGCGCACTCCGGGAGCCGTTCCAGGTTCCTTCCCAGCTGTGCAAGAGCGACGTTTCGCAGGTACTTCAAGTGCTGCACACTGTATGGAACTTTCTGCTGTACTTCGTGCCACTTTTTGTGGCTGATGTAGAACTCCGTTAAAATCAGATTGTGGCCACTGTCCAGCCGGTTCATTTGTCCTCGGATAATGTTCTGATCTTCCAGCAACACAGCCCGCTGCCGTTCCAGCTGACGTAGTTGGTCTCCAATGCCCAGTTCATCCATCCGGCAGGCCATCGCCGCCGTGCTGTCCCCAGGCGTTCCGCCACGGGGCATTCCATCGGTGCCCATGCCCCGCATAGGGTCCACTTCATCGCTCAGTGCGGTGCACTGACGGCGGATGATCTCTATCCGCTGCGGGATGTCCGCATAATATTTCAAGATTGCCTCCGCCTCGTGTACTTTCACTGCTCAGTCCTCCCAAAAAATCAAAAATCTTTCTTGAAAAGGGGTTCTCCGAAAACGGGTTCTTCACCCTTGACGCGCTCAACCATGGCACCCACGCCGTAAATGTCCTCAATGACCCGGCGCAGACGATCATAGGCAAATTCTTCTCCGCCATCGTCCACCCAGCCGAGGAACTGCTGGTAATTTTTCTTGATTTCTTCCTTCACGGCCTCAATTTGTTCAGGGGTATATTCCATTTCTTCCAGTGATTCCGCAAAGAAACGAACGATCATCTTTGCAGCGTCCCGGCGTTCAGCCAGAACACGCAGCTTTTTTTCAGAGCCTACCAGACCACCCGCCGGGAGCCAAAATTCTTCCGGCATCAGGTGGGCAGTGCGCGCTTCCAGTCGCTTTTTTGCTTCCGGTGCACCATACTTGTCATGATCCAGAATGTACCGGGATGCAGCATTGTTCATTTTCAGGGTCAGAAGCGTAGATTCTTTCTCGCCCCAGTCCCAGAGATCATGCGCCGCAGCAACAGCGCAGTACGAAACGACCTGCCCGATTGCCTCACGGTTCAGCGTCGTGCGGTGCTTCGACTTGCCGATGTTGATTTGCTGATTCACTGCATTCTGGATGCTCTGCCGGTAGAATGCTGGCATCCTTGCCCTGCTTTTTCCCATGATGAATCCTTTCCCGCCTGTTCGGCCAGGCGCTTCCACTTTCTGATTTCTTCCGCCGTATCTGGCGTGATATGCTCAATAAACCGCCAGTGCTGCGGTTCTGCCACAAGATCGATAAACATACGGCGGCGGTGGATGTAATCACGCTGCTGCCGCCGGGTGAATTTGCTTTTCACTTCCACCACCTCAACCGTGCCATCAGCATAGGTCAGCACAAAATCCGGGGTATAGTGCGCCGCCGGGAGCTTCACATTGCCGTATTCTTTTTCCGGCAGCATAGTAAACCTGCGGTGCAGCTCTACCTTCACGACCTCGCCACTCTGGACTTTGGGCAGAACAGTTCCCATGTAGTAGTCATACTCGCCCCGGCTGTCAAACTCGTGTCCGGTCGATCTGGCGGCATTCACAGCGGCTTCCAACGATGCAGGTGCAGCTTTGCCCCCGCACCTTCTCTGTGCAAGCTGCTTTTCCGCCTGTGCCCGGTAGCGTGGCGGCAGGTCAGAAAGTTCCAATCTCATGCTCATGGCTGGTTTCTCCTGTTCTTCCGCTGGGTCTCCGGTTTCTTTTTCAACTTGAGGATCAAATGCTTGGTGTTGTTGCCGGTGATATGCTGCTCACACTCACGCAGAGTATAGCCAGGGTATTTTTTCTCCCAGTACGCACGATCATCCGGCAAAGCAAACGCTTCGTCAAAGCGCTTGCGGCTCCATCTGGTGTCGTTCGGACGCGGGGTTTTCGGCTTTTGCAGCCCTTGGCTCTGTCGCCAGCGCCGGATACGGGCGCGGGCTTTCGTCATGTAGGTTGTCAGGCGTTCAAAGCTGGAACAGGTCAGATCGATAGGTTCAACTTTCACAAGCCCCATCGGCCGCCCGGTGCTGTCCCGCCACAAGTCCTTGATCTCCTGCCATGTCAGATTGCCTTGCAGGATCGCATGATGGTGGTGTCTGCCGGTAACTTTCCCGTCCTCGTCCACCACGCTGTACTCTGCAACCTGCATCCACTTGGATGCTTCTCGACCCATCTTTTTGCAGAAGCGCTTCAAGCGGCGGGTAAAATTCGTCCAGTCTCGGTCTACCTGGTCAAAATCTCCGGGTGCTGGCTGGTGGCCGTGGTCGTATGTAAACGTGACTGCCCAGTCGCTTTCCCCGAAATTCGTATAGGCCAGCTGGCAGAAATACCGCCTTGCTATCATGTCGTTATACTTCTGCTGCGCAATGGAGGTTGCCAGCTCTCTTTTGCGGCGGGTGCTCGCGGTGTGTTCCTTGTCCGTCGTTTCAAAGAGATCCACTTCTGCATAATCGGATGTTCCGAGAATGTGTTTCTGTTCCCGAATGTACCATGCCCGCACCGTTCACTTCCTCCTTCCGCAAAGTTCTACTGGGATTTTCTTTTCTGTGGACCAAACACACACGGCTTCGCAGGACAAGGGGGACACAACGCCGGGCAGGTCTTTCTAAGTTTCCCATTCCTTCAAGCCATACAGACCCGCCCTCGTTTTCTCCCCCTTGACCCCCGCTTTCCCCGGCTTGTGTTCTCCTGTGGTCGCTAGATTAAGTTACACATACAAGCCCCTTGCCGCCTCGTCAGGGCGGCAATTTAACGACGGGCTTGCTTAATTCTTGATTAGGAGCTTGATTAGTTTCGTTCAGCCTTTCATTGCGATCCAGTTGTGCATCCGGCCATAGGCCAGCAGATCTTCCACCAGCTTGTCCACCAGCTTCACACGGTCGTCCTGGTCTGTCGTGCATTTGATGCTCTGCGCAGCGTTTACAAACTCAGCAAGCGATCCCCGCATATTTGTGTGCTCAGCGTGTTCGTCTGCCGCATTTGCTGCCATCCGCAGCGCATCGGCAAGGTTCTCCATGTTGTTACGCTCTGTATCGTAGCGCCGGAGGCCGGTATCCTGATAGTTCTCAAAGGCACGGTCCGCCTTCTGCTGGTAGCGCTCTGCCAGCTTTTCAAGTTCACTTCTGTCCATTTTTTAAGCTCCTTTACCTTTTCCATCCCACATTTCCAGCCGAGTGTGACACACCGGACAGGTCTCCGGTTGCCAGTTCGTTATGTAGCCGCAAATAGGGCAGCCGTAGTAATCTTCTTTCAGGATTCCGCAGTATTTTCCCCAGTATGGCCGCACCGGCGGATCCTCTGTGTAATTTACAACGTCAAAGTGATGCAGGCTTTCACTCAAAGCACCTATAATATCTTCTTCTACGCTTCTGTTATCCGGGTTTTCTACTTCGACGGTTAGTTCAATGATGACTTTTTTCTCCATCGCTCTGTACACCTCCGTCCACCACCATTTTCAGGCAGTTAGCTTTCGCACTCGCTTCTCTTTTCGTAAAACTCGCAGGTGTCCTCTGGGTCTGTGTTCTCCGTTCCTTTCGGTGACAGGCCGTTATAGCAGAACCAGCTTTTAGCGTCATGGTAATAGCAGGTGCAGCAGGTGTTTTCAGGCTCCACGTTTGCCTCCCGTATAAAAACGTTCCATCGTTTCGCGGTACACCTTGAAGCACTCCGGGCACAAGTCACCAACTCCAAAGAAGTCCCTCGTTTCAAGCGCCCACCCATCCAGTGCCTTCTGGTCAAACCGGCCATCATCAAACCGTTCTGCAAATACCTGCTTCCGGCAACGGTTGCAGATAAACATTGCTCCGTTCTGTCTCATTGCACTTTCTCCAACTTCATAACCTCAAAATCTTCAAGATTCGTGTGCAACTTCTTCCTCTCGATCCCGAACTTTGCCCTTGCTCAGTGCCAGAGGACCACGTTTGACGAATGGGCCAGATATGTTGTTCCGTTAATTTTGACCTGTAACTGGTCGCCTTCATAATCGTTCCAGCTATCCACCTTGCCCTCAATTACGGTTCCATCCGGCATTTTAATCTGTGCCTGCGAATATTCGTAGGTCAAATCAATTACCTGCTTGTTGCATCCCGTCATCAGCAAAACGCTTGCCGCCGCAGATGCTCCCACCATAAAAATCTTTCTCATTTCTTTGCCTCCTGCTTTTCATTGAGTTTTACTACCGGCTGCGGCTGGTCGCTGCGGTTCAGCGGCTTATCAAAGCACACATTCCATGGATCGCCCTCCGGCTTGTCATGCCATGCCAGGGCGTGACGAATGGCAAGCCATACCTGTTCTGCCCGGTACGGCACCTTCATTACGTCTGAGGTCGGGGCCGGGAGAACGCATCTGCTGTACAGCCGTTCCATTTCTAGCAGCATGGTATTTCTGCGGCCTATCGCAACATTAAAAGCGTTTTTACGCTGTTCCTCGCTCTGAAACGCATTGTTTTCCGCGTCCGAGTAGAATTTTGCAAAGCACAAGTCTTCTGCCAGATCCCAAAACTGTCCCATGTGCAGCCGCAGATACCACTCGCAGGCCGCTTGCACAGCCTCGGCCACCGGGCGGCTCATGGTCAGCGTGATGGTCTCGATTTCGGTAGGTGCGTCATTCTTCTTCACCATAGTGCGGATCCTTTGCCCCCGGCCAGTGACGGCGCTGGCTACGCTCAAACTTCCGGGCCATCGCTGCTGTCTGAATAGCTTCCACGGCCAGAGCAACAGCCCGGTCATATACACCCTTCGTGGAAATCTGCGGATTGTTGGAGTAAACATTCATCCACATTGCATTGAGTTCCTGACGCAGACCGTTCATTTCCTGCACAGCTTCCACGACTTCTTCTTGGATGATTCCCGCGCCCTCATGCGGCCCTGCAAACATCCGAAACTTCTTGTTTGCAGCGGCCAGCTCAATTTTGACCAGCCGCTTCACGTCATTTTTTACCGCATCCATGATTAGCCCTCCGTCCGGCTCTTGATTTCGGCCAGCAGGTCATCCAGCGGAACATCGGAAAGCGAAAACCCGGCCTCTCTTTCGTCCTCGACAGAGACCAAGAGTGCAGAGGAAAAGCACAAAACGGGGCGAACACCATAGGAGTAGTTGTACCAGTCGTAGTAGTTGGAGCCATCGGTGTAGACGTACCAGACGTAGCTGTTATTGCCGGTGCCCGGAGAGCAATTCGGCGTACCGTAAGGCGTTGCCAACCACCACGGCGCATCTACCTTCGGGATCAGCCGCCAATATTTTCCGTACCCGCGCAGGGTCAACAGACCAATCCTCACTTCAAAGATTCCGTATTCGTTCTGGCCGGTCGTGTCCTGAAGGTCGATTCTGAGCGGAATGAATGTACTCAGCGGAGTGCCGTTCTTTGTAAACTCTGCCAGGCAGTTACCCAGATATGGCATAATCTCGCTCCGGCGCAGATCGTTGGGGCATTCTGGGTCGTCACCTTCACGGAACGGCATTCTCGTCCAAATTTCCTTTGCCAGTACAAGGCAGCCGTGTTCGTCCGCATCCAGCTTCACAAACTCCTTGCCCAGCGCTCTGAAGATGCCACCATTTTTCACATCACCCAAGGTTACACTTTTCAAAATCTTGCTCATCGTTATTCCTCCACTAAAACCACATTGGCCCAGCTGGTCTCGTATGTTTTCCCGTCAATCGTGACTTTCACGATACGATCATTGTGTGCAAACGAACTTACCTTGTCCGCCCGTCCTTTGTCCAGTAAAGTGCCGTCCGGCAGGTAAACATATACCGTCTTGACCGGTTTTTCACCGCTTGCTGCGCCCTTGACAGCTTCACACCCAGTCAGTGTTACGCACAGCGCGGCAGTGCAGGTGGACAAAGCCAGCAGTTTCAAAGTCTTACGCATCGTTTTTGTCCTCCTGTTCGCTCAAGTCCTCCACATCGGCAACATCCCTAGTCTTTTTCACCATGTCGGCAAGCTCACGCAGTCCAGACTTTGCCAGAGGCTCCAGCTTTACAGGAAGCACCGCGCCGCGCACCACCATTCCGTCCTTGATAACATAGTAGCGTCCGCCGCTCGCCATCTTCCTGGCGCAGTATTTGAAATATCCGCTCTTGCGGATTTCATCTGCTACTGGCATGATCTGCTTCGCATCCACAAAACCGACCGTTCCCGAAACAGGCTCGATCATTGGAACCAGTTCACACCCGCAGTACCGGATACCGATTCTTCCGGTCACGCAGTCCATTTCTCCGTCTGCCGTGTCGTCCAAATCCATCCCTTCGATGTGATGGAGATCATCCGGGCAGTCATTATCAAACTCGATGTCTGCCCATTCCTTTTTGCTGATGCCCAGGAGGGTTGCCAACTCACTTTCATTTTGTGCCTTCGGAAATCCGGTCAGCGGGAAGATTGCCGTTTTGGTTCCAATGTACAAATCATAGGTTCTGCAATCGTCATAGAACACTTTGTAGAGTTTACAGTACCCATCTGCCTTAATGAGCTTTGCGATTGCTGCCAGCTTCATTTGCTTCTCCTTTCAATTTCGATAGCCTGAACTTCAAACTTTTCGTACTCCGGGTAATGATTCTCGGCCTGCTCCTTGGCTTTTTCAACAGCCTGTTCGGCGCTGTCCGCATCCAGCCGGTACGGCAGCCAACCCGGCCACCCACCAGCACCGGTCGCTTTCAGCAAAATGTAGTACCTCTGCATCGGTGTGTTCTCCTTTCAGTTTTGGGCAATCCCGGAGTTGAACCGGGCCGGGCCTGTTCCCATGCTCACAAAAAAGGCCGCCGCAGCGGGCGGCCTGTGTCAGGAGTTGTGCGACCTTATTTTCAAAATTTTCTTTGCTTCCTCTGCGTGGAGAAGGACGCTGTCCCGGCAGGTCATACCCGGTTCTTGCAGCTCATAGAGTTTGCACTCTTTCGTGCATCCCTTACTGCCTTTTCGGGCCTGCTCATTACACGTTATAAATCGTGCGGACAGAATCCGTGTCAGCGTTTCATTGTCCATCATGCCACCAGATAAAGCCAAAGGAACTTAATCAGTGCGGCAGGCACAAAGAAAATCAGTGCCGCCCACAGTGCCACAGCTGCCAAAACCATCGGAACACCCAGTGTTTTCACAAATCCGTCCATTGCTTTTTCTCCTTTTAAGTTCAATTCTTGCCCAAGCTGCAAGGTCTTTCCAGTTTTCAGATTCCCGGTGACATGGAGTATCGCTGGCGCGTTTATCAACTGCTTCTGCAAGTTTTTCAACGCACAAGTCAGGCAACTCCTCAATGTGTGATTCAAAAAACATAGCCATGACATCCAACGGAGCGCCCGCAGCAGCAATAGCCAAAACTTCTGCGTCATTTTTCTTGTCTCCGTGCGTTTGGAGCTTGCCCCACATCACTTCGCTGCCTCCTGGATGATCCAGACCCGGTGCGTTCCATAGCCTTGCCAGCTCAGTGCATCTTCGTGGCTTCCAGAAACGGCTATGTCCAAGTGTTTTCCCTGGATTCCCGCTCCTTTGTCCTGAACGATCCGCACTCCTACATCCTCGATATAGAGGACAGTCCCAAACGGGAACACGTCCGGGTCTGCCGCCACCGTCACATCAGCTTCCACGGGGGCACCGCTGGCGGTAATTCCTGTTCCTGTTCCACAGATGTGCTCCCGCTTTTCGGTGCAATAGGCTGTACAGAGAAAATCTCCAGCATCTTCAACCAGCAGCTTCCCATCCAGCCGGTCCCGTGCTTTCAGAGAATCCCGCAGTGTGTCGGCGTATTCTGCCACTTCCTTTGAAACGCCTTCCCAGTCCTCATACCGGGACTTGTAAATATCCCGCTGGCATTCCAGGTCATTGACCCGGTGATAAAGTACACTGGTCTGTATGCCAGCAATCATGACTACTACCAAGGCAATTTTTGATATGTCCACTTTCATGTTTTTTCCGTTCCTCCCATCTTGTCAAAAGTAATTGGCGGATGCCCATGCTCCTGCGCTCTGAGCGTCCCGGACGTTCCCTGCGTGACGCTCATTCTTCCTCCGCCTTGGTCATTCAGTACCATATTTCTCAGCTCAAAAAGCGTTTGATCCTGATGTGTCGCCAGTGTTGCAGAAAGTTCTTTCTGAACAAGTGCTCCTTTTCCGCCACCCTCACACCCTGACCGGATCTTCACGGTGTAGGCTCCATGCTGCCCCCCCCCGCTGGCCTCGATGCCACCATTCGATCATGCCATGAATAGCAGTCAGCAGTAAGTCCGGCAATTTCTTCCCCCTTCGGGATGCACGGGTTAAAATCCCATTGAGTGCCTTTTCGCTCAAAAGCGACCACTCCGGCGGATTCTCTACGAGTATCGCAGACAGCATATACTCTGCGCCTGCGCTGGGGGATTCCCCAGTATTGAGCATTGACGATTCGATAGGCAACAGCTCCGTAGTTTGCGAAGCCCCCCCACTTGCCATGTTGGAGAATAGGCTTATCTGCTCTACCTCCGGCAAATCCTCTGATACGAAGTAGTTCATTGAGGACCGTTTCAAAATCCTTCCCTCCATTTGACGAAAGTGCACCGGGCACATTTTCCCAGATCACAAAGCGCGGATATTTGCTATTTGTTGCAACCAGCATTTCTATGATGATTCTGATTGCTTCCCAGAATAGCCCAGATCTTCCGCCACCCAGGCCGGCGCGTTTTCCAGCAATGCTCAAGTCCTGGCAAGGAGATCCGAACGTAATAATATCTACTGGCTCGATTTTGTCTCCCCGGACATCCTTCACGCTTCCTAGGTGCTTCATATGCGGCAGGTGCGTTCTCGTGACGGCAATAGGGTACGGCTCCACCTCACTTGCCCATACTGCCCGTCCACCGCACATTACCGCGCACAGCGGCATCGTTCCGCTGCCGTCAAACAGGCTTCCCAACTTCACGTCCTCGGCTGGTTTGCCCAGTTCCCGGAAAGCATTTTTGACAAAGAACAGTGCGTTCGGCAACGCCATACCATTGCCCCACATGGCATACTCTGCTGCCATGCTATGCAGGCCGTCATGCCAGCGCATCAATGCCTTGTCGCTTTCAGTGCTGCCACCCTGCACAATTTTTCTGCTCGGTCTTTTCCCTTTGATTTCGCAATCTCTGGCATATACTTCACGCCAGAATGGAAACTCTTGTGGAGAGGTCAGCGGTGCGATTTCTGCCCACCCATCAGGGAAGCCCTGCAATCGGCCGCATTCCAATGGGATAAGACGGCGGACAATCCAGTCCGGTGAACCCTTTTCGCCGGCTTGAATCACTTTTGGTCCACTCGTTGCTACGCCGTTCACTTTTGTAAGCGTTGCCGCCACCTCTCCGGTAACAGTTCCATTATAGGTATCCGCTCCGGTTGCTTCCGGCAACGGTTGAATTACCGGATTTATGTAGTTCAGGCTCCATCCGCCTTCCCCTTTAGCCTGCAATGTTCCGCTCACATTGCCGTTCAGGCAATGGTGCCTTGCGTCATAGGCTACCGCGTGACGGTCAACGGTGTTCAGCGTGAATGTCACATTCTCGTCTACTCCCGTGCCGTTCATCCCGGTGTTGCGGTCTATCATATTCCCCGCCAAGCAGTATGATCCGGCAACAATAGGTGCTTCATGGTCACACGTCAGACAAGGGCAGGTGTTATCCAGCGTATCAGCCGATGCCTGCCCTGACGCTCTGCAAATCACCGGCTTACTTTCGCATATTTTCATGCTGTTTTCCCCCCCCCGCAGACCAAAAAGCCTTGCGATCTCATGGCCGAAGCGCTATTGAGCAGCGACGGTGCCACCCCGTCCACGCTGTAAATTCTCGCTCCTTGTGGAAACTCCGGCGTTAAGCATTCCAGTTCCATTCATTTTCCTCATTTCTTTTCTTGCACGGACGGTCGGTATCGAACCGGCTCACCTGCTCATGGGGGATAGTCAGAAGCAAGTACATCCTCTATGCGTCCGCATATCAAACCCGCCCGGCAAGAGAGTACCGGACGGGGCGGCCGCGGCAACGGCCTACCGCTTTTGTTCCTGGGCGGATTGAACAGGGCATTTCTACGCTCATGCTGCGGCGCACCCATTCCCGTCAAATCCATGCGGGTGCGGCTTTCGCGGAAATGGCAGCCCGGTCTTTCACCGGGCTTGAACGGAAAGGAGGACGCTGCTGTACAGCACCATTCCGCTATGTCGGCCGGCTGATTTCCTGACCGTACCGGCTTCCATGGAAAACTCAACTCGGCACATACAGGGTCCGACCCTGCTTGCAGCGCTCAATGCCTAGAAAAAGCGCCATGCGCCATATAAAAGCAGCCCCGCTTCTGCGGTGCAGGGCTGCTTATTTCACGTTCGAGAAGAACCATGCTTTGTATCAGCGGCACTGTTTTTCTCGTAGTGCTCGCACTCCACGTTGTAACCACTGCAAGGCGCGCACCGGGCTGCGGTTATCTTGAATGTGTGCTTGCACTGTTCTTCAGTACCCTTTTGTTTTCCCTTGTGCAGGGATACTCTGGTATGTGTACTTCTTGCCAAGCTCTTGATCTTCCTTGCTTTATATAAATAGGTGTTTCGGCCCAAAGGCTTTGGGTTTCGACGCTTGTCCTGCATCGCTTCCCAGCGCACCGGTGGATTGAAGTTTTTCCGCAATTTCATCCAGATTTTGAAACTGCTGAAGTCGCTTTCCCATGTTCCGAATGTTTCATCCATCCACTTGAACATTTCTTTTACGGCTTCTGGCAATTCAAATTTTCCATCACATAGGGGTCCCGGCACTTCCTCAACATCCGGCATGGTTGTCGGCAGTTCTATTCGCTCACCATTCGGAAGATCATAGTAGGCGGTGCCTCTGCTCACTCTTCTACCTCCATGATGTGCGTTGCGATCATGTCAGCCATGTGCAGGCACAGAGCTTCCGGGCAGCGGTCGTATACTTTGCTGAGCGTTCCCCAGTCCTGCTCTCCGCTATATGCTCCCATGTGCCACCTGATTGCTAGGGCTTCCGTGTCGGTCAAGAAAATCCAGTCTTTGATAATGCTGACGGATGCTTCACCGTGTCCCATCAAGTGACTATCTTCATAACGGTAACTGCCATCCGGCTTTTTGATGTACTGCCCAGCCTTGCAAACGTCATGGAGTAACGCGGCGGTCAAGACTGCGCCCTTATTGCATTTTGCAAACTGCGGCATCTTGTCGCATAATTCCAGGGCGGCTCTTGCCACATTGAGAGAATGCATTACCAGACCGCCGGGGACATTCAGGTGATGCTTCGCGCTGGCCGGGGAATTGTAAAAGTCCAGTTCTTCCAGTACCCGCATCAGTGCCATACCGCCGCGCCTACCCTCAATAGCCCGTACCAAAAGGCTGTTGAACTGGTCTTTCAGCGAGATTCTTGTTGCTTCATCCATAGGTCGTTCCCACCTTTCAATCCCAGTCCCGGACTTCATTGTTCCAGTCATAAGCCTTGTTGACCAAAGTGTCCAGCAACACCGGCACTGCCCATGCAACGGCAATGAGATCTGGGTTGTAATTGATTTTGAACAGCCAGCAGACACCCCAGATCAGGGTTGAAAAAATGCCATACAGCACGCCGAACACCAGCAGGCTTTCTCCCAGGTGCAGCGCATCGCGGCGAAAGCGCCGCCAGTTGAATGTCTTGTTGAAGTTGTTGATTGTTCTGTGAAGTTTTTCAAGAATCACTTTTCTTTTCCTCCATGTGAAATAAGCTGGTTTGACTTGTGTGCTCGGAAAACCGTTCTTCTTCCAACTGGAAATAGAACGGATCGATTTCAAATCCGATAAAATCAAGTCCAGCCTCATATGCTGCTATGCGGCTGCTTCCACTTCCAAGATGGGTGTCAAGAACCTTCTGTCCTGGCTCTGCATAGTTTTTGAAAATCCAGTCATAAAGAGCAACCGGCTTCTGCGTTGGGTGGATGCGTTTTTCGTTTAAGCTCTTGTTGCCCTGCATTGTGCCACCTTCTGTGATGCTTTTTCCCTGCATCATGCCGGACCACATATACCGGAACATTCTCACTGAGGAAAACAAATCTGTCGCCGCAATCTCGCAATCTGAAAAGCTAGAATTTCCATTGCACTTATCCCACACGATCCGTCCAGTAGCAAACTGGTAGTCAAAATAATTACAGCCCCATACAATATAGCGGCGGCACACTCGAAGCAGCTCCCTGAAATACTCCGGTTCTGGTTTACTCCAAGCAGGAGAAACGGGGTAGTCACGATGTACGCCTATTTTGCTGACTTTTGATCCGTAAAATCCTCTGCGTTCCGGACCAGAGAAATACGGTGGATCCACAACCGCCAAATCAAAATAATTATCCGGGAACAGTTCCATTGCCGGCAGGCAGTCCATGTTATAGCAATGGTTCAGCTTAAACACTTCTCCCAT